CGGAAAAGCAAAGCACTGTGGCGACTGGAGCTGGTGGCGGAGCGGGCATCCAAACTGCGGGTGCAGAGCAATCTCATCTCCTGGCTGGAGAAGCGTGTGGAAGGAGAAACGGAAACCGACGCCCTTTGCGCCATCCCCAAGGACTTGGACGCCCGATTGCACCGCGATCTCTGGAGTCAGGGCATCCCTATTATTCTCACCTCCGGCACGCTTTCCGCATCGGGGGACTTTACCCGCACAAAGGAAACGCTGGGGCTGAAGCATCTGCCCGAGCGCGTTCTCACCCAAACGAGCATGCCGTCGCCTTTTGACTACAAGAACAACGCCATGCTGTATGTCAGCAACGCCGTGCCGTTTCCCAATCAGCAGGATAAACGCTATCTTACGGCGGCCGCGGATGAAATCGAGCGCCTGGTGCGGATGTCGCAAGGACACGCCGCCGTGCTGTTCACCTCATACAACGCCATGGGCCAGGTGTTCGCCATGCTGAAAGAGCAAAATCTTCCGTACCCCATGTTTCAGATGGGGCGCAGGGATACCGCCGCCCTGGAGAAGTTCAGAACCAGCGGCAATGGCATCCTGTTCGCGTCCGGCTCGTTTTGGGAGGGCATCGACATTCCCGGAGACGCGCTTTCTTTGCTTGTCATTGTTAAACTGCCCTTTGCCGCTCCCGATCCAATTTCCGACTACGAGCAGACGCTGTACAGCGATATGGACGCATACAAGGCGCGCGTGCTTGTGCCGGAGATGCTCATCAAGCTCAAACAGGGATTTGGTCGGCTGATCCGCACCGAAACAGATACCGGCGTTTGCGCCATTCTGGATTCCCGCACGCGAAAAGGCGGCGCCTATCACAGCCGAGCGCTGGATGCACTGCCGGATTCTCCGTCCACATCCGATGCCGGGGATATTCGCCGCTTTCTGACGAAGCGCAAACCGTTCGCCTATTTTTTAACGACCGAGGAGGGATTCCATAATGAATGACAATCTGAATCCGCAGGATTTGGTTGATATCCGTGATGTGTGCGTGGACAAAGATTTGCCCAAGCAGGAGCGCATCAACGAGTTTGTACGGCAGATCAAAGACCCCTATCATTTTCGCTGCGGGAAATTTGTGGTCACCGCCCGGTTCGCCGAGGACGGCCCCACGCTGGAAGAATGCCTGCAAAGAATTATCTCCTAAACCACCTGAAACTCGAAAGAATGACTTGTAAGCGCCGCCGAAGAGAGTTAACATGGGACTGGGAAAAGAGCATATTAGCGGCTGCGGCGGGATATTTTCGCCAGGGCGGACCCATTCCTGATCACTTCTGATTCGCGGCGAAACCCGTGAAAAAAGGAGTGATTTGTTATGTCTGAAACAACCTACAGGGCGGCGAAATACATCCGTCTTTCCTACGCCGATGATAAGGAGGGCGAATCCAACAGCGTGGAGAACCAGCGCAAGATGCTGGACAGCTTCATTGCCACCCAGCCGGACATCGATGCGGTGTCTGAAAAGGTGGACGACGGCGTTTCCGGCATCATCTTCGACCGCAAGGCGTTCAAGGAAATGATGGCCGAGATTGAGGCCGGGGAAATCAACTGCGTCATCGTCAAAGACCTATCCCGCTTTGGGCGTGAGTACATCGAAACCGGGCGCTATCTGCGCCGTATCTTCCCAGCCTACAATGTCCGCTTTATCGCCCTCAACGACAACATCGACACGCTCAAGGACAATGCCGACGACCTGGTGGTGGGTGTCAAGTCCATCATCAACGACGCATACAGCCGGGATATCTCGGTCAAGACCCGGTCTGCGCTCAACACCAAGCGGGATCACGGCGACTATGTGGGTGCCTGCCCCATCTACGGCTATCGGCGTTCGGACGATAATAAAAACCAGCTCGCCGTTGACGAATATCCCGCATCCATCGTGCGGGACATCTTCCGCATGAAGATCGACGGCATGAGCGCGCTGAAAATCGCCGAAACACTGAACAGCCGGGGCGTACTTTCCCCGATGGCATACAAGCGCGACCGAGGGCTACCCCATCCCAAGGGCGGCTTTGCAGATACGCCCGACGCCAAGTGGTCGGCCACTGCTATCTTCCGTATCCTGAACGATGAGACCTATACGGGGACACTGATCCAGGGGCGGCGCGGCACCCTCAACTACAAAATCAAGGACACGGTGGACAGGCCCGAATCGGAATGGAAACGCACCGAGAACGCCCACGAAGCCATCGTCAGCCCACAGGATTTCGACCTTGCCCGGCGTATCATGCAGCTTGACACACGCACCGCTCCGGGCGGTAACAGGGTTTACCTGTTCTCCGGCCTGCTCATCTGCGGATGCTGCGGCGGCAGGATGACCCGCAAGACCAACCGCTACAAGGGACAGGAATATTTTTACTATTATTGCCCCTGTGGGAAAAAGAACGGCTGTAATGGCGTGGGCATGGTCCGGGAGCAAGACCTCATTCAGTGCGTGCTGGAGAGCGCCAAGGGCCATATTGCCGGAATTGCGTCTTTGGATTCGGTGCTGGCTGTCAGCGACGGCCGCAAAGCGGCGATTGCCCTTGCCCGCCAGCTCGGCCAGCAGATCGAGGACAACGAGCGTCAGCTTGCGAAAATTACCGGCTTCAAATCCTCGCTGTATGAAAACATGGTCAGCGGCCTGCTGACAAAGGACGACTTCAAAACCTTGAAAGCAAAATACGCCGCCGATGAGCTTCGCCTGCGGGACGCCATCGCCGCTTTGGAGGAGGAGCGGAGCAACGCCCTGGACGGCAGGGCCGAGCGTTTGCGCTGGATGGAGCATTTCCGCAAGTTCGAGGGTCTGGAGGAGTTGGATCGCCGCACGATGGTCAACCTTGTGCGCAGCATCCGCGTGCTGGGCAAGACCGAGTTGAGCGTGACATTCCACTATCAAGCGGAGTATGCACAGGCTCTCGCGCTGTTAGGGGCCCCCGCAAAGTCGGATGACTTTGTGGGGAGAGGACGAGCGACAGAGCGGAGCGAATGCCCGGCGCAAGACGGGCGCAGCGAAGCGGAGTCCGCGAGGACGAAGGAGGTGGCGTAATGGCACGGAAAAGCAGAAAAGAAACCGCAATGGTTTCGGCAGTTCAAAAGCCCTTTCTCGTTTATCATGCCGCCGCTTACATCCGGCTTTCCAGCGACGCCAGGCGCAAGCCGGGGGATTCCCTCGAAACCCAACAGGATATCATTGAAAACTTCATCGCGGCATCGCCCGATATTCAGCTCACCGAGGTCTATACTGACAATCAGGCCACCGGCACCAACTTCGAGCGTCCCGCCTTTCAGCGGATGCTTGCGGATGCGGAGAGCGGCAGGGTCAACTGCATCATCGTCAAAGACCTCTCAAGATTTGGCCGCAACGCCATCGACTGCGGATACTACATCGAGAAGCAGCTCCCCGCCCTGGGCGTGCGGTTCATCGCCGTGACCGACGCCTTTGATTCCCTTGAGGGGGACGGCGGCGTGCTGCTGCCGCTCAAGAATATCATCGCAGAATCCTATGCGCTGGACATCAGCCGCAAGTGCAGAAGTGTACAGCGACAGAACATTCAGGACGGGCGCTTTGTGGGCCGCATGGCGCCTTATGGCTTTGCCAAGTCAACCGAGGATTGTCACCGCCTGGTGGTGGACGAGGAGGCCGCCGCCATCGTACGCCGGATGTTCGAGCTGGCCGCGGGCGGGTTGAGCGTTGGAGAAATTACACGCACGTTCAACGAGCGAAAGGTACTCCCGCCCAGCCATTACAAATGGGAAAAGGGCTTGATCAAAAACAAAAAGCTGCTTGGCAAACCCTTTTGGCAAAAGCGCACGGTCACGGATATTCTCAGCGACCGGGCCTATGTGGGCGACATGGTGCAGGGCAAAAGCCGCACTGTGAATGGAAAGGAGCATTCCATTCCGCGTGAGGAATGGGTCTGTGTGCCGAATACCCATGACGCCGTTATTTCCCATGAGCTGTTCGACCGGGTGCAGGAACAGCTTCAGCGCCGCTCCGAGCAGGATAAAGCGGCGCGTAATTCAGCGACTGAATACTCACCGCATCCGTTCAAGGGCAAGGTGTTCTGCGCCCATTGCGGTCACCCCATGCACCGCCACCGGCAAAACAAAGACGGCATCTACTGGTATCGCTGCGAGTCCCAATGGAAAATCCAAAAGGACGCCTGCTATCAGGTTTCCGTCAAGGAAGATGAGTTAAAAGCGGAAATCCTCGCCCTGCTCCGCAAGCATGCCGAAGCAATTCTCGGCGGGTATATCTATCGGGAGCGCATGACGCCGGTAAAGAATGCCGCCGCCGAGACCGAGCTGGCGAAGATCAACCGGGAGCTTGCCTCCAGCGGCCATTTT